CGTGTCGGTATAAATCGGCGTGGACACAATCTCATACAGCACCCCAGCGCCGTCGAGATAGTTGGTGGCGGTGCTCCAGAGCCTGTCGGCGCGGTTAGTTCCGAGTACTGCTATGTCGGCGGCGTTAGTGTCGGCGGTGGACTGAGCAGCGGCGGCGGCAGCCTGGGCGTTGGTTGTGTCGGCTGCCACGGCTGCCACGGCCTGGGCGAGTGTGCCGGAAACAGCGAGGGCGGAGCCGAGCGGGTCGTAGTCCGGCATGAGTGCCAGGACATAGGGCGCAAGGTTGGTGGCCAATTCAGGGTAGAGCGTAGGCGGCGGCATAGTGGACGGCTCAAAGCCAGGCGAGCTGTGCATTGTAATAGTGCCGTTGGCTCTGTAGTGGCTGCCTTCGGCTGCTGCGGTTGCCCGCACAAAGAAAGTGTAGTAGGCTGCGCCGCAGTCGTTCGTGGGGGCAAAAACGGCGCGTATGTAATCGGTTGTGCCGGTTATAACCGTGGCGGGTTTTTCCCACCAGGTGTCGGCCATGCCGTTTGTCTGCCAGTACAGTGTGGCGGCGGTAATGCCGGAGAGGTCGGCATAGCTGCCGGAGCTCTTATAGGAAACGTCTATATTAAGGGTTTCGCCGGACCATAGTTCATAGGCGGCGGCCTGCGGCTTTGTCAGGTCCACAACCCAGGGGCCGGGCACCTGGGCGGAGGCTGTAATACCAGCGGCAATAATGCCGCCGCACAGTAACAGTTTTAAAGTGTGTTTAAACATTCGTTTACTCCGGTGTTGTGTCTTCGGGGCGGGCCGTCTGGAAAAGATAGTCGACCTGGGCGGCGGCTCCGTACTGGGTGACGGTGCATTTTTTCATGACGGCGTTGTCGCGGGTTGTCTGGTTTCCGCTTAGATAGTCGATAACCAGCGACACGCCGTCGCGTTCCAGCGAGGCGGCCCAGGTGTCGGCAAATTCCTGCGCTGCGTCGAGTGTTCCCCACTCGACCCATACCGAAAAGGCGAAGGGCCACACGGCGTGGCCGCCGTCGAGCGGCGTTTCGTCGGCTGCGCCTATTGGTCGCTTGGGTCGGATTGACCACTCGGCCTCGGTCTGGAGTTTGTCCAGCGGCCCGATGAACTTTCCGGCGGTTCCGATGTATGAAGAGCCGTCGCAAAGAACAACCGGCGAAACGCCATCTGTTAGAGTTATAGTCATAATTCATGAAGCCCGCCGGGTGGGGCGGGCTGCTGTTGTTATTCCGCCGCTGTAGCTGTGAGGGTTCCGAGCGGTCCCCATGCCTCCGAAACAATACCGCGCCGCGCACGCCACACGCATTGGCCCGCCACCGGGTTTTCAACCGAGAATGCGCTGGCGGGGTCGATCAACCGGCAGTTGTAGGCAAGAGCCGTTAAGCCAGGGTTGTCTTCGGTTATGGTGAAGTTCCCGCCTGCGCGGCTTGTGCCGATTTCGCGGGAGGCTCCCAAAATGTCGGTGCTCCAAAGTTCGTCCAGTCCGATGTTGGCAGGTACGCCGGAAACTTCCAGCCCAAGGCCGTTGCCTACGGTCATATCAATAGTGCCGAGGTTTGCCACCGTAACCGGCGCAAGCTGGAGCTGCGGCGCAAAGGTCCAGCCGTCCATGCTCTCGAGGACTGTTCCGGCAACGCTGGCCCAGGCGGAGGAGCACGGATAGGAAACAAAGGTGGACTCGTCCGGCTCGGCCAGGAAGGATACGGCGGCCCAGTCGGTGAACAAGGCCCCGGTGTCGGTGCGGGCTGCGCCGCGTGCGAGAATGCCGGTCAGGGTTACGCTGCCGCCGAAGCGGCTCTTGCCAGCCCCGAAGACAACCGGAGGAACGGCGGTCGGCTGCGCGTTGGCAATGGTTAAGAGCTGGCCGTCCATGGTGTGCACATAAACGGGCGTGCTGCTGCTGCCATACCAGGAGGCACCGGGCATTGCCGAAAGACAGGAGCCGTAGAGATACGAAAGCACAGTGGCGTTGATAACCTGGTCGGCAGGCGTGAAAACCACCTCGATGTTTTCGTCCGTGCTAGGGTTGGATACATTGCCGAAGCCTTCGACCATATTGTCGCGCTCGGACCGTTTAAATCGGACGACAACCTCGCCCTTTGCAAAGATGTAAACCCAGTTAGCCTGATCGGCTGGTTTGCTTATAATGATATGAGCGGCGCCGCGATAGATTGTGTCGCCATTCAGTGCGGGTTTGTCGATAGCCATTTACTCAGCTCCTTTTAATTTTTACGTTCTTTGTTTCGAGTATGACGTGATAGGCCACGTCGGCGCCGTCCGGCATCTGCGGGGCGGGCACAATGCTGTCAACCATATAGCGGCGGCCTATACTGTCGGCGCTCTCTTCCACTACAAGGGCGCATGTTTCGGCGGTTTCCAGCGCCGGTCGCCCGTTGTTGCCGCGATTGACGGCGGCGTTCTCTGCAATTTCAATAATCATTTTTGATTGATTGAAACATACTCCGGGTATGGTGTTGCGCCCGGATGCACCGGCAAACATAACGGATATAGCGGTGCCGGTTGTTCCGCATGCGGCTTCTATGTTTGTGTTAAAGTCGCCTTTATCCTCGGTTAAAATTGTGACTGTAGAAACTTGCAGGCGCGTGTCCGCCGCGAGTGTTGCGGCAACGGCCTGCAACATGGCGCAGAGCGTGGAGTTGGCCGCGCGGGTGGCTTGTTCCTGGGGGTCGGTGGACATGGTTAAACCAATCCGTTAAGGTCGTCGGAGCTCGGGGTGTGCCCGTCGGGCTCGACACGTTCAACGCCGCCGCCGGGCTGGCTGTCGGCCAGGTCTTCGGAGTCGGCGTCTGAAATAAAGAATCTGCCGGAGGCGACGCGGTCCAAAAGTTTAAGCGCGTCGTCTTTGGCTTCTTTGCGGGCGTCGGTCTGCTTTACGGGCAGGCGCGTTGTAAGCCGGTATACGCAAAGGGCGATCGCGGCCTCGGTGAGTTCCGGCGGAATTGTGGAGCCGTCCTGCAGGGCATTGCTGGAATTGCCTGCCGCATAGCCGCGCACTTCCTGGACAACTCCGGCGATAATTCCAGGCAGCGGTGATGTTGCGCCGGGCCGCAGGAATTTAGAAGTAAAAGCGGTATATTCGGCAGCGGAAAGCCGGTCGGCTATGTCCTGCTCTGTTAGGGTTGTCCAGCTCATAGTTTTAGGTGTTTAGCGGTTTAGGTGTTTAGGTTGGAAAACGGCGGCCCCGGTTAAGGAACTCGACCGGGGCCGCCGGTCTGTTTGTGAAAATCAAGGGAGAGTTCAGTCGCCCTCGAAAATCACACGGGGGTAGCCATTGGTAATGGTGCCCTCGCGCAGCAACGTATCCCCGGCGCAAACATACCAGGTTGTGCCGATAGCTTGATTAATAACGCCGTTGGTTGCCGTGCCGCTGTACAGCGTGTTGGTTGTTGAGCTGCCTATAACCTGCTTGATTATAAGCGTGCCGTTCGTCGGCAGGCAGTCGTTGGCCTGGACATGCACAGGCTTTGCAACCGAAATGCCGGTGGCTTTCCAGGAGCCCTTTTCCGGCAGTCCCACAACATGCAGCCCGACGACGGTTGCGGCGGTGGCGATCATGGCCGCAGCAACAAGCAACAGGCCAGCTATTGAAAACTTACGTTTCATATGTAATTTTCCTTTTTGGTTTTGACTTCGTTTAACAATTTCAATCAGGGGGCGGAGAGGTTGCCCCCTGTTGCGATCATGCCTACGCCTTGGCCTCAACCAGGCGGATAAGCGCCGAGCTGTTGCCGACACCGTATCCGACCACACCGTTGATGCTGTCGGACATGCTGCCGTCCGAGCCGTCGGTGTAGATGACATGCTGAAGCGAAAGGCCGGTTTCGGGCTCTTCGATAACTTCGACCAGGTCGTAAGGCTTTGCGCTGGGCAGCTCTTCGATTGCGGAGCCGACGGCGATTGCGTCGGGGTGGCATACGAAGCCGGGGGTTGTGAGCTGCGGCAGCTCAACAATAGCCCGGAAACCGAGCAGCCCGGGAACAACGCCGCTGGCGATTGTTTCTTCCGATACCCAGAACTGGCCGGGCATATCGCCCAGCAGCGCCGAGTAGTAGTCCGGGGAGAGAACCAGGCACGAGCGGGCGGGCTTGAGGTCCTTCTGCTTAACCATCTGCGCACGCAGCGGGGCCAGAGATTTAATACCAAACTCGCCCAGCGCAACGTTAATCCGGTCGTTTGCAGTGCTGCCGTATTTAGCGTCGGTTACTATACCGGCAATGCCGGTCAGGATTGTGTCCACAATTTCGGGGACGTTGTTTTCCGCCTTGCTCTTCCACCAGTTCGGCTTAAACTGTTTAAGCTGCGCCGGGGTAATTGCAAACCCTGTAATGAGTTTGTCATTAAGGCGGAGGCTAACCTCTTTCAAAGTTGCGCCGGAGCGTTTGAAGTTGTTGGAGGTCGCATCCCATGTGCCGACTGTGTCGGGACCGGTAAGAGGCACTTTGACGGTTTCGCCGGTTGCCTTGAACTCACTGGTAAGGTTCAGAGAAAAGGCCCGGAGCTTTGCCAGAACCTTTTGCAGCTCTTTAATAACCTGGTCGGAGTAAATCTCCGCTGCGGTTGCTACACTTGTTGCCATAGTTGTTTCTTCCTTTTTATGGTTTTTAAACGGGGTTTAATGCTGCCTTGTCCGGCAGTTGTTATGCCGATCAATCGGCGCGGGCGACGCGGGCATCGTTAATCTGCCGGGCGTGCTTTTGCAGGAACTCGGATTTTTCCGGTCCCTTCGGCATTGCCTCATAGCGGGTGAGAATGTCGGCCTCGTTGGCGAAGCCGTCGCGGTCTGCGCCGGCGTTGGCAAAGGCGGACTTTTTTTTAACCGCAGGCTTGACGCGGGCAAGCGCGGAGGCCTCGTTGGCAAAGTCTTTACGCAGGCGCTTTTCCCACACCGGGCGGGTTGCCGGTGTAATCTGACCGGCTGCCAGTGCATTATCCAGCATAAGACCGAGGCGAGCTGTGCGTTCGTTTGCGAACTCTTCCTTGGCTTTGTCGGCTTCGGTTTTGGCGTCTTCGACCTCTTTTTTAAGGTCCTCCGCCTCTTCGTTGGCCGTGCCTTTGATTTCGTTAATCTTTGCCACGGCTTGCTCAACAGAGGCGTCCTCGGGCAGGCCGAGAGCTTCGAGGATAAGGTTATCCATCGCGGGTTCTCCTTTTTGTTTTTGGTTAGTAGTGGCGGCCTCGTTGGGCAGCCGGAAACGGGTAGAGTTGGGGTCGTTTGTAAGGCCTATGCTTTTAATTTCATCAATTACGGCCTTGCCGCTTTCGGGCGGGTTGCTGAAAAAGTAGGGCGAAAAATATATAAACTCTCCGGGCTCCGGCTCTTTAACCCATTCGACGGAGAGCACGCAGGAATCGTCGCCGACTTTGCAGGAAATTAACCAGCCCTTGGCTGCTTTGTCCGGGTATTTGACGGCAAGCTCCGGCACGTCGGGGTGCCCGGCATAAATAGGCAGACCGGGTGCGCCTTCGGCCTGAGCTGTCTGTATGTTCATTGCAAAGGCGGCGGCGCTGGTTGCGTTGACAACTTGGACCACTCCCTTTGCGTGCGGGTACTCGCCGTATGGAATTGTAAACGGCTTTGCCGGGTTGAACTCAAAACTGTTGGGGTATCCTATGCGGTGCATTATGCGGTCTCCTGTATGTTGTCCGACGCGGCTTTAAACATGGCGTCGGTGAGAGTGTCCTCGAGGGTGTCCGGCAGCCTGTCGGCTGCGCCCGGCAGTTTTTCCAGCTCTGCCATTGCGTAGGACATGGCTTCTTTAAACGGCTTTGAGCCGTCCAGGATTGCAGCGGCGGCGCGGTTGATTATTTCGGCTGCGGGGTCGTTGCCATTGGAGCCGCCCCGGCCTGCGGGTGTGTCGGTTCCGTCGGCGGGGACTGCGCTCCCTGGTTGTTTTTCGTTAGCAAAGGGAGTGCCCGGCATTGCCGGGGCTGTCTGTGGCTGCCGCAGGGGTTCGTCGTCCGGGTCTGCGGTGTCGGCTTCGCGGCGGTTATAACGGGAGAGTGCGTCGGCCTTCGAAAGTTTAACGCCCATATTAATTAAAGCTTGGTCGATCTTCAGGTCGGCGTCGATTGTGTCGGACTCCGGCGGGATAAGTTCAAAGCCAGCTTTTATCTTGGCATCTTCGCCGAAATACCAGGCAATGACAACAGGGTCGAGTTGTGCGCGGAGCGTTTCCGAGACCATTTCACAGTTATCGCCCAGGAGAATGTCGGACTCTTCGCCCTGGAGGCTGGCCCCTTCGCCGCTGCCGCTGCCTGCCGACATTGTCGAGAGATCCGCGCCGCGCTGAAGGGCCGATATTGACCGGCTCATGGTTTCAACCATTTTAGGAAATGGCAGCTCGCCGGAAATAGACAGGTCTATTTTTTCAAAAACATCGTTAAGGCCGGTCACGGTGGCCCACTCTTTGGTGAAGGCCTGTACGGCGGCTTTCATGTTGGACCATTGAGTGGACCCGTATTCGGCATCGGTCTTGCCCTGTACGCCGGGGTGGCCACAGCGACCGGAATAAATGGCCCAGTCGCCCACGGCCATTCTTTTAAACTGGTATGCAACCGAGCATGCCACGCCTACGCCGTCGCCCTCGGCTATAATCCAGCCGCCGTCTTCGAGCGGTATATCGCCGGTGCCGTCGAGCTGGCCGCGCAGGTGCATAAGGCCGTTGCGCAGGACAAACCATTCAAGCGGGCAATTCATGGCAACGGCTGAAAGCTCGCCGCCGGAGGTGTCGAAAACAAGCTCGGAAACGGAAAACCAGTCGTTATAGGACCGAGCCACCCCGGAGATTAAACCGCGCACACCTTTGCGGACGTTGCGGCACTTCCAGTCTACAACCTGGAGGCGATTGTAAAACGCCTGTAATTTTTCGGCCTGAGCCGCGGCCTGTTCGTCTTCTTCGCAGCCTTCGAGGGGTACGCACTGCCAGCGGCGGCGGCTTACATCTTTGCGGGTTTTAGCAGCGGCGACTTTCCAGGAGTCGTCGCGGTTTTCCATGGCGGCCATTGTGCGGGCAAGCCAATAAAAGTCGCCGCTTTCGAAGCTTTCTATATAGCGAACCAGGTTTGACGGCGAAAGACTGCGCAGAACATTAAACCTGTAACCGGTTGAGCTGTTAAGGGTTTCGACGCGAATTGCGCTTTCGGTTTTGTTCGCGGCGCTGCGGGCGGCTTTTTTGCGTTGTCGTTTGTTTGCCATCTTAGAGAGCCCTTCTGTCGGATATGCTGCCGGAGTAACCGCCGAGCCCGGAAAAGTTAAAGGCGGGCGGTATTGCGGTTCCGGTTATAATTTCAAAATCACTGCCGGAGGCTCCGACGTCTGCGGCGGAGTTGGCCAAAACGGCGGCCATAAATTCGTCGCAATGGCTTGTTTCAGTTTCGCCGGTGTCTTTATTCTGATAATCAAATGCAGGCACGATAATTCGCAAGGCTCCGTTTTTGGCGGCGGCGCGGAGGGGCCCGGACATATCGGCGCGTAGCTGGTCGTCCTCCGGCAGGAATATGCGCTGGTTCTCGAAACGGTCGGCGAGCATAACGCAGAGCTCGGTGCGGCGGTGGCTTTCGAGGTTAACCTGGTCCACGCGTCCGGGGAACTTGTCCGCCATGCGTTCGGCCATCTGCATTCCGAGGCCGGTTGCGTCCATTGCCATTCTGGAAATACGCGGCTTGTTGCGGTCGGTCACGCGCGACTTTATCCAGGCCTCTTGGTCGTCGAAAGATGCATCGTGCCAGGTCTGCCGGTCGGCGAGGTATAAGCCGTTGCCGATCTGCGCATATTCATGCCACGCGGAGGCATGCTGTTTGCGTGCCACGTCATAGCCGCCGAAGCGCGGAGCGTTGGAATATTTGGCGATCATAAGTGCAAGGTCGGCGGCGGACATTTCGCACGGTGTAATTTTAGATATAGGTATGAGCTTGCCGCCCGCGTCCTGAACAATGCAAAGGAACTGCGACTCCCAGGCGGCGAGGCTGCGGCAGAGTGAGCGCATTTTTTTGCGGAACTCCTGTCGGGTCATATCCGATCCTGAAACGGAGTTTATTTTTTCGACAAGGCCCTGGTCTATGCCGTCGTCTATAGTAACCGTATGCAGGCTTGCGCCCTGCGGATTGTCGCCCTCCTTGGCCTTGGCGATCATCTTTGCCCACGGCGTTTCCTTGGTTCCGTTGACTTTATAGGCGGACACTGCCTCCAGCTGATTACCCCACATAATGCAGGGTATTGCCATGTCGATGAGGGTTGCGCTGTCGAGGTGCAGGTCGACCTCGTCGAGAAACACGTCGCCGCCCTTTCCGGCAAAGGCCGCCGGGTTGGAAGATAACGAAACAATGCGGGACCCGTTGGGGAAAACGCAAACAAAAGCAGTTATATTTTTTTCCGGGTCTATAACCTGGATATTGTCGCCGTACAATCCCTCGGCTATGATGTTGGAGAGCTTGCACCATTTGGCTATGTAGTCGGTTATCAGCTCGCGGGCTGTAAGCTGGTCTTTTGAACTTACCCACTGCGTGAGGCCGGGGCGCATCATGCACTTTCGGAACATGCGGTATGAGCTTGCAAAGGTAAATCCCACGCGGCGGGATTTTTCCGCAAGCTTCAAAGTGGAATTATCCGCGATCCATGCTTCCTGGTATGGCAGGAAGTAGGACTCACGTTCGATCTGCTCTATATGTTCTGCGGCGTTCATTTGCTGGGTTTCTTTACTCCTAGGAATTCGTCAACCTTTGCCATGACTTCGGCGGGGTCTGCCTGGTTGACCCTGCCGATATTGGCAAGGGCGAGGCGCAGCTCTTCGATCTGTGCGTTGGCGTGGCCGAGCTCTTCGCGCAGTGTGCGGGCTTCGCGCTCGGCTTTCAAAGTGCGTTCGAGTTTGGTTTCTTCGCGCTGTGATTTACTGTGCTCCATGGCGGCGTCCGCAAACTCAAGGATTGCTTTCGTATCTCCTGTTGATACCGCTGCGAAAAACAGAGACTGCAATGCCGTACCCATGCGGCCGTCGATAACCGCAGCATCCACCTTTTTGTCAAACACCTTGGAGGTGGCAATCGAGTCGCGGAGGCGTTCACGGAGGCGTTTTTTATTCTGCCGCTTATACCAGCGAGAGAGGCCGCCGACGCTGGTTATTATGCCGTGCGTTTCTTCCAGCCACTTTACGGCCTCGGCATAGGTTGACGTGCGGAGGATGGAATAAAGCTCGTCGCACTGCGGGCGGTGAGCTTCGTCGTTCCATTTTGCCAGGGGGCTATCTGTTCTCGGTTTTCTCATGGTTAAATTGTTGGCCAGGCTGCCGGAAATACAACGGCAGCTTCGGGCGTTACTGATACTCTGCCACCACCCCTGGCCCGGCGGTTTATTATGTTGTACGCTTATGGGATGGGTATATCGTTAATTTTTTTCTGTTGCGGGCAGGTCGCCGTCGAATTGTTCGGCTATGCACTTGCCCGCAATGGTTATGCTCAACATCTGTTGATCTGCTGACAGCGGGTGCGCCTGGCTTGCGAGGTAGCCTTTGTTCAGGAGCCAATTACAGTGCTCGCGAGTCATGTGGTAATCGACGGCAATTTCAGGGAGAGCGGCGTTGACCTGGTCGGCGAGGGTTGCGAGGTTTAAGCCTTTGCCTGCGGGCACTTCGGCAAGAATGTCGAGAATAGCGTCGGATATTTTGGCGGTAATCATTGTTTGCCCTCCAGCCTGCGGTAGGCCTGCAGCTCTCCTGTAAGCAGATCGACGGAGCTTTTTACGCCGTTGATCTTCTCATGAATCTCGCCGATCTTCGTGAGATATTCGTTCTTGCAGGTTGTGCACGATGTTTTGATTTCAGACACGGCACTTTCCAGCGCGGTTATGCGCGCGTCGAGGTTTTCGCTGGACGACTTCGGGCGGAACTTATCAACCAGGTTTATGACGCTGTTAACCAGCATCAAAATAAAAGCAATTACAATAATCACGGCGACGTAGCTTTGAGCATTTGCGAGGTTTTCCGGGGACATGTAAAAAGCTCCTGTTTTCAAATCGGACACGCTGTCCGTTTTTAAAACCAATTGTAAAACCATAAAAAACAAGTGGGTTCCGGCGCTCTCCGGGAAGGCGAAAACACGGAGAGGCCGGACAAGCCTTTTTTGGTGAGAGAAGGCGCTCTCGCATGGGGCTAATTTATACAAAAAAACGCGCCCGCGCGCGTATACGTGGGATAGGTTTAAAAAAGATGCTGAAAAAAGTGAAATCTCGTTTTTGAAAACGGACATCGTGTCCGTTTTGAATTTGACCCCTGTAAATACAGGGCGAAAATGCAGCGGTTTTTAAAAACTCAAAACGGACACGATGTCCGTTTTGAGTTTTGTCCGTTTTAGAAGAGGTGTTTTTAACCACGAAAAACACGAAAGAAAAACTGCATACACCAACAAAAAAACCGCCCAATTTAAAGGCGGTTTAAAGGCACAAAAAAAAGAAACTTTTTCAAGCTCCTGAAATTACGTTATTTTTTCAGATTGAAAACGGACATCGTGTCCGTTTTGAAAATCATGTCCGTTTTGCGCGGCAGGCGGCGGTCATCGGCACCCGAAGATGATGGCCGGCAGTATCACCAGCGCGGCGATGATCAACGCAAGCGCCCTGGCAGCGGCGCTGGTGCCGTCCGAACGCTGCGGCTTTCCGTTTTTAAGCACAAAAGCCTTCGTGCAGAACGGGCAGCGGTAGACCCGCCGCTCGGTATATAAAAGCTCGTAGCTGCACGCGCTGAGGCACCACGGGCAGGCCACGCGGCGGCCTGCCGACGGGAGCGACTGCTGCTGCGACGGCTGCTGTTGATCCGCCATAATCGCCGCGCCACAGCTTGCGCACGTAACAGCATCATCTTCTATCTGGCTGTAACACATTGGGCATGTTTTCATAACACTCTCCTATTCTATTAAACTATTCGTTGTTAATGATTTTAAGCGCTTCGCTTAAATTCGTTTGTGCCTGATCCAGTGCCTTCTGGAGATTTTCTATAACTCCGTGCAGCCGCCGGTTTTCATCGCGGTAGTCTTCAGCGGTGCAGTATTCAAGCCGCGAATCTCTCATGCTGTTTTTTGTCTTATCTTTATTTTTAGTCTTTCCTTCTATCTCGCTAATTAGCTGATTTAACTTGCGCAAAGTCTTATCGCTAACCGGCTTTTTGCCGGCTTCCATCATGTATATATAGTTGCGGTCGAGATCAAGCAGCTTTCCCAGCTCTGCCTGAGTAAGACACAGTTGTTTCCTAACTTTTTTGACCAAATCTATATTTTTTTCAATCATTCTAATTTTTCGCTTGCACAATCTCAAAAGTTAGCTTTTAATAGTGCCAAGTTAAGACAACGTGTAAGAGCTACTTTTTTCAGAAAATACACCCGAAGCGGAAAAAAAGCAATGACAAAAATTGAACTCAGAAAAGTGAGAATCGAACAGTGGAAGGGCGTCAGCGCGGCGGCCAAGGCTCTCGGCGTGACACCTACGCATGTAAACAGGCATCTGAACAGCGATCCCGGCGATCCCGGCTACAGCATTAAACTGCAAACGCGTATTGATGATCTCGGGATTAAAATCATTCGTAGATAAACAGCAAAGGAAGGCGAACAAATGAAAATCAAATACATAGTTAAACAGGAAATTGAGATCTGGATTAAAGACCCGGCCAAGGCGATTGCGCACGCGGCGGATATAAGGCCGGATGAGGCGGGCGATGAAACGCCGTGGCAAAAACTGCTGCGGTGCGCCGGCGCCACGGCTGAGGCTGCGTGCGGCGCAGCCTGCCACCTGCAGAGAGATGTCGGCGATGATTACGGGCCGAGGGAAATCACAGTCGGCGAGCCGGTGATAAGCGAGCCGGAGGTCATGACTGACGACGGCAAGTTTGTGTGCGAGCACGGCGGCAAGTTCTACGCCCTGCACATACACACAAATGATCGCGGCGACACAGAGGCTTGTGAAATGTGCGACGCTCATTTTGACGGGCCGCTCTGTGTGTGCCTATGCGGCAGCGGGCTGCTGCCCATCAAAGCCGACAACTACTGGCGCGAGGTGCACCCGTGATAAACGCCAACACAACAAGCGCGCCGCGCTGCCGCTACCGTCTGGTTTTCCGTGGCCGGCCGCACTGCGGCCACCGCGATCTGCCGCCCTATCTCAGGGCGGTCACGGATGCCGAGTGCGGCAGATGCCCGCACCGGAGCAAAGACAAAAAACAACAGGAGGCGAAAAATGCAGACACAATACACAACTGAGGATGGTCGGGTATTTATAAAAGTGCCCGGAAGATGCCGCGACTGCGCGGGATTTAACGACAAATGTATCTGCCGAGAGCTGCCGAGCTGCGAGACGATCATCGGCGCGCGCGGCGAGCCGGTTAATGCCATGTGGCGGGAGGTACGCAATGATTAAATCACACGATATCGATTACACCGCGCTGTATCGCGCCTACTACGCACGGCGCGCACGCTGGCACAGCGATACGTCGTTGTGGGTCGCCGCGATAGCGATTGAGATCATCATCGCGATGATCGCCTGCGCAATTATGTTAGGTGCAATCGTGGCGCTCAGCCGCGCTCGCATCGAGCGCGTGCCACCGATGACTGGTTTTCCGAGTATCGACCGCGGCGTCTACCCGGACGCGCATGTAGAGGAGGTGCAGCCGTGAGGACTCTGGCCCTGTGTGGCCCTGTGTGGCCCGATGACGGGCATCAAACGGAAGATTTAACGATGAAAACGCAAAGAAACATGATTATACCGGCTGCAATAAAGTATGACGATCTCGACGAGGCTGCCGTGCTGATGCAGGATGCGCTCAACCGGCTACTGGCTAAGCCGGGAGCCGATGCCGGACGCGTCCGGCTCTATCGCTGCATCTGCGCATTGCTTGATTCCGCCTCGCGGTCCATCGACGGCACAACCGCAGCGGGCAACGCCGCTGATGTTACGGTGGCGATGGCGGGCGCAGTTGACGGTGGCGCGGGGCTGCAGCCGTCAGCAACACAACCCGCGGCGCAGCTTGTCTGTAAGAGCTGCGGATTTTCAGCCGATGCGTCCGCATTCGTTGACGGGCGGGAATGTCCGGCGGAAAGTCTGCGAGCTGATTTTTTCGGATGTCCACAGTGTTTCTCGGCCGACATTGCAGAGCGGCACTGATCAAAACAAGCACCAGGAGGCGATCAATGAAGATGCAGGAAATAAGATGTCCGTTCCGGTTCAGGTGCGGCAAAACATACTACTGCTCAATCAAGCACGGCAAACTGCACCGGCGCAAAGTGTGCCTGGCGGAGTGTCGGCAGTGCGACCACCGGAGGGCTGTGCAGTATGCGATACCATGTTGACAATCAAGGCCACATGCTGATGCCGTGGGGCACCGACGGCACCGAGGTCGACGCCAGCGCAGTGCGCGCGGTTGTGGCTGATCTGCCGAAGCACGCCAAAACCGTCACGCCTGTGCAGGCGGCTGAGCATCTGTGCTGCTCGCTGCAGACTGTATACAACATGATCGACAGCGGCGAGCTGCTCTGCATCAGAGTCGGCGCGCGCGGTTGTGGCCACCGCGGGCACAGGCGCATCGTCGTGTGTATCGAGCGCGAGTTCGACCCAGCGCGCGCAACACTGCTAAGTCTCGAAGAGGCGAAAAAAAGAAGATCTAACATCGGCGGTTAAACCGCCTTTAAACAAACAAAAAAGAGGGAATCACCATGAGTGAAGAAACGACTGACGTTCAAAGCACGGAAACCGGAAACGGTATGCTGATGCTTAACGGTGTTACGGTGCCCAATGGGCTGCTGGAGATTTTCGCGGCGATGACGGCGGGCTACCGCCGCGAGCAGATCGCCCAGGCGGAGGAGCGGCGCATCGTGCCGACGGGCTATACCCGCGACGGCAAGGGTCGATTCGTTCCGGACGAGCTGATCGCGCAGCGCGACCGCATCGAAAGCGACCTGGTTGACGAGGCGCACCTGCTGATGGCGGCCATGTCCGCCGGGGCTGACTATTTCCGGGGGCATGTGCACATCGAGGCGGACTGCCTGGTATCCATGGCTATCTGCGACGCAGGCGGCAGCAAGGCCGCCCAGGAGCCCGGCAAGGTCACGCTTAACAACCTGGATTGCACCCGCCGCCTGCAGATCGACCGCAGGGCTACAAAGAGTTTCACTCCCGAGGTTGCAGCGGCGCGGGAGCGGGTTATGCACTATTTCGCCAAAAAGGGGAAAGGCGCCGACCAGTTCATTTTGGAGCTGGCTAAAAAGGCGTTTCTGGCAACGGACACAGGGGAAATATCGGTCAGCAAAGTCAACGACCTGCTGTCGGTTCCGTGTAACGATCCTGAGTGGATAGACATCAAACAGCAGGTGCGCGACGCCATGAGGGCCGACGGCCTGAAAACCTACACCCGGCTGTACGCCCGGAAAACAACCAACGACAAGTTTAACCTCTGCGAGGTCAAAATTTAACGCGGACTTTCCGCAACACAAAAACCATAAAAATCAGGATGAAAAAAATATGCCAAGATCAAAAAAAACACCCGACGCCGCAACAACTGGTATTACCAAGTTTGAAATCCCCAACGAGGCAGTCAGCATACTGGCCGTTGTAGCCAGCGACCTGGAGCAATCCGATGTCGGCCAGTTCCACCGGATGAGAGCCTGCATCGGCCTCGCGGCGATCCGCGAGATGTGCCCGCACGGCGACTGGACCGCCGCCGTGACCGATGTCATGCCGCAGAGGCATCCGCGCACAATCCGCCGTTATATCGCAGAGGCCAACACCTGCCTGGAGCGCAAGGGCATGAGCGCAGCGCAGGCATGGCAGCAACTCCGCCACTACGACGCTGACGGCATCGCCGCGCTCGTATCCAAAAACAGCCTGATGCTGGGCGCCGGCGAGGACACCCCGGACGACAGCGACATCCCGGCGGCGGTTGCCGGTGTTGCGGAGTATCTGAACAACAAGCTCGGCAATCGGCGCTCCGGCGCCGAGGCCGGCGCCGAGCCCCGGCAGCGCAAGCTCACCAAGACGCAGCGCAAGGATGCCGCGCACGCCGCTCTGGCCATCGCCATCAGCAAAGCCCAGTCCGCGATGATCAACGACGACTGGCTCATGCTCGACACCGAAACCCTCGAGGCAATCAATTCATCTTACATCGTGCTGGTGTCGCAGATCAAAAAAGAGCTGCGCCGCCGCGAAGTTTAATCACCGTTTAAAGGAAGGCGATCCGATGAACTACAACAGAAACGACTGCCCCGAATGGGGCTCGCTGCCGGCGGAGGTGCAGGCCGAAGTCGGCAGGCTGGAATCAGCGATGGAGATTATCGACGCTGCCGCCAGCAAGCTTGACAAATGTAAGGAAATCGCCCGCAACGCGGGCGGGATGCGCGGCTGGTCGTCCAGCCGCCTGCGCTCGAAATACTACGACTGGCTCAACAACGGACGCACGTGGACGAGCTTGGTCAACTGGGCGAAGGTCGGAAACAGCCGCCAGACACCGCGCTCGATGTGCGACACACTGTTCAAGCACTATTGCGGCCAGCACCAGAGATCAAGCAAGAAGGCACACGAGCACATGCTGCACGATATCTGGAGCGGCAAGCGTCTATCCGGTATCGGCCCCGGCGGGCGCGACGGCGACTGGACAGATATCTTCCACGCCTGTTATCCAAATTTAACGACGCCGAGCCGCTGCCCTTTCGGCTGGATCCCGAAGGGCATGAGTTACCGCAACATGCAGCACTACGCAAAGTTGTCAAAGCGCGAAGCGGCCATTATGCGGATTGGAGTCAAAGCCGCGCACAAGTACGTGCCGGCCGTGTATTCCACCCGTGTCGGACTGCAGCCGGGCATGATTTATCAGTTCGATGATGTCTGGCATGATGTCTCCGTTATCCTGCCCGGAATAAACAAGGGTCTCGCCCGACCACTGGAATTCTGCGCGATCGACTACGCCTCAACTTATAAGGCCGCCTACGGCCTTTCCTGCCAGATGGAGCGCGAGGACGGATCGCGCACCGGTCTGAAAGAGCGCGAAATGCTTTGGCTTGTCTGCCACATCCTGACCAACGTCGGTTACCACTGCGACGGCTGCGTGTTCGTGCTCGAGCACGGAACCGCTGCGGTCCGGCCGCACGTGCGCGAGATCATCGAACGCCTGACAGACGGCAAGGTAACATTCCGCACGTCGGAAATCATCGGAGCTTCGCTTGTCCGCGGTATGTTTGACGGATCCGGAAAAGGTAACTTCAAGGCAAAGGCTCTAGTTGAGCAGAGCCACCGGCTGCTACACCACCAGGCGGACTATCTTCCGGCGCAGACAGGCGGCAACTCAAGATCAAACCGCCCCGAGCAGCTCGACGGCATAACCTCCTATGCGCGCGAAATCGTCAAGGCCTGGGAGCAGATGTCGCCTGATCAGCAGCGGCTTCTCTGGATGCCGGCATTGACATTCTGGGCGTACCGTCCCGTAGTAGCCGACATCTACCGCGCCATCTATAACCGCACCGATCACCAGTGCGAGGGATTCGAGAGCAATAACTGGATGGTAGCCGAATACTCGATTGACGGGATCGGAAACTGGCAGCCCGTGGATAATATCCAGTATCTGCCGCAATCAATGCAGGCCCTCGCCCATGCCGCATGCCGCGAACCCGGTCACATCCGCGCCCGCCGCATGTCTCCGCGCGAGGTGTGGCAGAGCGGCCAGGACAACCTGATCCGTCTCCCGCCCTGGGCTGTGGCATCAATCCTGGGCGATTCCTACCGTCACAAGGCGACCGTTAAAGACAACGGCCTTCTGGAGTTTCAAGACGCAACGATCGAACCTGGCCGCCGCTTCCGTTTCCAATCTCGGGTGCTCACACCTGGGGGCGATGCCTATTTGCTGTCACCGGGAGCAGAGGTATACGTGTATGCCATGCCATACGATGATTCAAAAGCCGTCCTTGCCGACGCCGACACTGGCGATATACTCGGCGTTGTACCCGCCTGGAACGCCGTCAGTCCGATTAACGCCACGCAGGTCGAAACCGCGATCGAAGCCCAGAAGCGCATCATAGCCGCCGTTGACGCACCGCTCAGAGAGCGACACGCCCAGGACGGCCTAATGCTTGAGAGTCTCAAAATATCAAACGCGCATCTCATTGAGGATGCACGGATGGTTACAGACCGCCCAGCGGCTCGCCAACAGCTACCGCCGACTGAAGACATTGATTTAACCAACTTCTTCTCCCCCGATTTTAACAAACAACAAAAGGAAGGCGATCCTAATGAGTACTGAAACAAACACAGCGGTGGTCAAGGCTGCCACCCCAGAAATAAGAACAGCCCTTGAAACTTTTCTGAGTGATAACAATCTCACTCAGAAAGCAGTCAGTAAAAAGCTGGGATGCTCTGAAAGCCTGGTCTCACAATACGTAGCAGATAAACCAGTCGGTAACCTGGCTGCATTCGAAGACAGCGTCCTTGATATGCTGGCTGCCGAAACGCGGAAGCGCCAGCTGCGAAACACGTTCTTTCCGACCTATGCTGCAGAGCAGTGCTTCACCCTGTTCGACCTGATCCGTGCGGCAAATGATGTCGGGATTATTCACAGCGCTCCCGGGCTTGGCAAAACGGAGTCGTCAAAAGAGTATGCTAAACTTAACCCTACATGCATTCGCGTGGAGATTCCTGAATGGAAGGCAAACCGATTTGGAATAGCAAAACTGCTATATTCAAAGTTTGATACCAGAAAGCAGAAGGTTAAAGAGGGTAAGTGTGAATTTCTGGAACGTAAGCTAAGAAACTCAGACCGTCTCATTATCATCGATAATGCGCAGCGTGTGCCCCTCTCCGGCCTACGCTGGGTGATGGATTTCAATGACGCCACCCATACGCCGTTCGCTCTCCTTGGCAATCCTGATCAGATCATGGCCAGGCTGCTTACAGACGCGGCACTTTCATCCCGCGTAGGCCTTTGTAAATCCATAGACAGCGACACAACAAGACCGGAGGTCAAGGCATGGCTTCAGGCAGCAGCGGATAGGATGGTTAAAACCATGTGGCCTGAAGCCTATAAGGATATCCGCAAGCAGGCCTATGAGTGTGTACTCAAGACTGGCCATCTGCGCCGTCTCTCAAAACAGATCAGCCACGCCATACGGCTTACAGAATCACCTGCCTGGAAACAGAGCAGACGCGGCAACGATGCCGCATTTGTCTATGCGCGTTCACTTCTTGTTAATATAGGAGTCGAATAATGCCTTTAACCAACAAACAGCGCGTTGCTTTTTTCAGGCTGGCGACTACAGCATATAGCGTTGAACAGCCCGATGAGCCGTTTGACGCATGGCGCAAGTCTGAAATGCTTAAGGCCGGACTGCCTAACAGCCTGTCTCGCGTGTCTAAAATTAATGGATTTGACTCGCTGATGCTTCATTTTGCCATACTGGCCCAAGATGATCTGAAAGTCAGTTACTATGAGCAGAACGAGCAGCGACTTCTGCTGCACATTCTTCTTGGTCTAACAGCCGACGTTTTCTGGCTTTCGGCTAATTATGCGATCGGGCAACTTACTACTCGGCCGTTTGACAGCTACACCGGGCTAACGGTGGATGAGTTGCGGATAAGTATGTTTACTATCGGGAACTCTGTCGATGACATTTGTGCTCACTACGGCGTTAAATCTTCGGATCTGCCCTCGGCTGGCCGTCCGTTTTATTTTAGAGGTAAACGTGCTGCCGTTCTGGCAGACAAAATGACAAATTAAAGCGCTTTTAAAAACAGATTAAAATATTGTATTTCTGTATCAAACCTATTGCAATATGCTATAATTCAACCCGAGATTGTATCAAAATAATCTCGGGCTTTTTTTTAACGTAAGTCGTTGATTTACCGTATGTTTCCGTTTATTCCCGTGTTGTACCAAACCCCTTAGCGTTCTTCTCGGTCAGCATGTCACCATGTCAATCACCACCGAAAATCCGAACGATGCCAAACCGAAATGGAGCGAACCGCGTCCGCTCTTTCCCGGCGTTATGATCAACAAACCGCTGGTGCTGAAAAACGGCGACTGGCTGATGCCGAATGCGATCTGAAAGCGCGATTACGGCACCGGAGTTATGATTTCAAAGGATCAGGGGGCGAGCTTCTCCTTCCTTGGTTCGGCAAACCTACCGGTGGAAAGGCGCAACTGCGATGAACACATGCTGGTGGAACGCAAGGACGGCTCTCTGATGATGTTGATCCGTACCGCCGGACATGGCATCGGGCGCACAATCTCGACCGACGGCGGTAAAACCTGGGGCAAGGTCGAAGATTATCTGGCGCAAACCACCTCACGTTTCTATATCCGTCGTCTGCTTTCGGGCAATCTGTTGCTGGTCAAGCACGGCGGCATTAATGAGCGTGCCGGTCGCAGCCACCTGACCGCCTACCTCTCGGAGGACGATGGAGAGAGCTGGATCGGGGGACTGTTGCTTGACGAACGCGGTAGCGTATCATATCCCGATGGAACCCAGGCACCTGACGGCACGATCTACGTTATCTATGACTGGGAACGCGCACGCGACAAAAACATACTGATGACCACCTTCCGCGAAGAGGATGTCCGGCGCGGCGAATACTCATCCGCCGGTCGTCAGCGTGTGCTGATCAACTTCGCAACCGGCAAGAACCCGCGTCTGGCGAAGATGGAACAAGAGCGCAACAAGAAGCTGGCATTGAAAGACAATGCCGACGCCGCGCCGTTGATCACTGCCCCGCGTGCGAAACTTGACGTGCAATCGGGTGAGAGCGCGCAGCTGAAAAGCAACGCGCTGATTTTCAACAACCGCAGCTACAACTTCGCAAAGATTCCAGCACCGTTGACTGACAGATTTTTTATCCGCGGTTCACTGGACAAAGGCGCATCCGCCAAATGTATTGAACCGGGGGTTGTATATGTGCTGACACCGGTAGCTGAGCGCAATCGCGACAGCATCGAAAAAACCCTTCTAAAGCAGGGTTTTGTTAAAGCCGCCGTTGCTGAATTCCCGTTATGGGGCGCAGGCGCGGCGAATGTGTGTTCGGTTTATCAAAAAGAACTGAAAGCCGGTGATACACTCAGTATCGGCAAATGGGGCGTTATTGTGTACTAAAGAAGGGTTATAGTGAAGAGGAGATAGTTATGCAAAGTGTATTATGTGTCAGATATACCAAAACCTTCACAGCGGCAAGATTGTTTGCAACGCGACTGGCGGCAGCGGTTCTCTGCGGCGCAGCCCTGATGGCTGCGCCGGGTGTTGCAGCTGCTGACAATACTCTCAGTTTCGATGAGCGAGGCGAGCGTGTCGTCACCACCGGACGAATCCCAAGTTCAGATTTCACGGTCGAGGCCTGGTTCAAACTCTCGGCGTACACAAGTGAGAACCAGATATTCTCACAATATCAGGGAGGGCACGGTGGACGTCTGATTGCCGGAATCAAAAATCAGGTCGCCGGCATGTTCATCGGTGGCGTCGGTTCCTGGCATGAGGGCACGGCGACCATCCCGCTGAACACCTGGACACACTTCGCGATGACCCGCAGCGGCAGTACCTGCGTATTGTATATCAACGGCAATGTCTATCTGTCGGAAACCGTCACAG